GATAATTCTGTTATGACTTCATTTGCAAAGTTTTATCCTGACTCAACTATAACTACAGTTAATAGTGCATTAGAAGCTATACTAGAGGACTCTGATGTACCAAGACATTCATGGAGTATTATGAAACCATATGCAAATAAATTAATGGTATTTAAAAATGCAAGATCTGTGAATGGCAAGATTGTAGAATTTACAAAAGAAAATATGAAAGATGTTTTAGAAGAAACATATAATAATATTTTTATAGAAGATGAAACAGTTTTTGATTTTTATGCGAAAGATACAACTACAAGGACTAGGTTTACACCTAAACGAAAATATACTGGACCACTTTATGATAAGTTTGTAGATCATGTAAATCAATATATACAGGAAACTACTTCAGGATATGAGGGTTTAGGAGAAGATGTATTTCTTTTACCTGATGTAAGAAACTCACAGTTTGGTGACCAAAGATATACTTTAGTAACAGAAGCAGGTGTGCAGATATTGAATAATGAAGCTACACCAATAACTTTTACAACTAGAGAGTTTGATAAACAAAATGCTGTTAATGTAAAAGAATTAGAAAAAATTATGTTAGATAAAGGATTCAAAAAAAGATTAGCAAGTAAAGGTGCTATATTACCACCATCTGATTTAGGTTTATATAATCCTGATTTAGAAGCTATAAATATAGAAGATTTTATTGATGTAAAAAATAATGGTCTTAATTATAAAACTACATTCAAATCTATTAAGAATTTAGATGCACCAGTTATGATGCCTGAAGAACGTACTGCTGATATGACATTTAGATCAGAAGATCAAAAACAATTTGAAGCTATGACAAAGTATGGCACTGGTGCTGATGCAAAACGTATAGAATCAGGATTAAAAGATTTTAGAGAGTATGTAGATGGTTTAGGTGAAAATTACTTAGAACGTAAAATTGGAAATAAAGGTTATGATAATCCATCATGGCAATTATTATCAGAATATAAATTTACAAAGGATAGCATTAAAGATGTAATCCAAGATGTAAAAAACTTTTTCACACCTGATGTTGCTGTAGAAGTACAAAATTCTTTAATAGATATTATTAATTATAGTTCTGAAAAAGAAGGTTTTCGAGTTATGCCATATAGAGATGTAAATACATTATCTATTGGTAGAGGTTTTAATATAAGAGATCTTACTGAAAGAGATTTTAGTTTTATGCCACAAGATTTAGCTACAGAATTAAAAGCATTACAAACAGATTTAAAATCTAAAAAGTATTCTTTTGAAGAGTTACTAGTAAAAGAAAGAGAATTTAAAAGAAATTTATCTTCTAAAAATATAAGAGGATTATTACAACAAGCGGCTGATAAAATTTATACTGCAAAAATAAAAGATATATACGATCAATATGTAAGAGAATTACCTAACTTTACTACATTAAGCAGTGAAAGACAGAAAGCATTAATAGACTTTTCATATCAATTAGGACATGAAAATGTAATGCGACCAAAATCTCAAGGAGGAAAGTTTCCCTTATATTATGAATCAGTTGTAAATGCCATAAATTCAGATGACATAGATATTAGAAACTATCACTTCAGACAAGCAGGTTTTCATCAAGCATATAATGTTGCACAATTTGGTAATACAAAAACTAAAGTACATATGCAAACTGGTTCAAGAGTAAGAGATAGAGTATCTTTGTTAGGTTATCATGTAAGAGATGTTGACTTTATGATGGAGGATTAATGGTATATAATCCATTTGATGTAAAGTTTGTAGACTACACCCCCAAAGGAGATCAGGATTATACACCTTTACATTTGATATATCCTGATAGTGAGGGTAGAACTGATCCATCTTTTACAGAAGGATTTTTTGCTAATCTTAAATATCAATGGCTACCTATTACAAATGCTACACAAGAATATTTTGCATTTGCATCTGATCCATATGATGAAAACTTTGATTGGAAACAAACAATACAAGATAATAATGACTATTTGTTTGCTGATGAACTTTCAAGAGCAAAGAACTTAGAACATTATAATTACATAAAAGATGATCTTTTATCTATGCAAGAGAATAGAAAGATCTTTGAGAGGTCAGGTATAGGTGCAACATTAGTAGCAGGTGTTGTAGATCCTTTGAACATAGCATTCTTTCACCCAGTATTTAATACTGGTATTCGTGCCGCTTGGGCGGCTAAGTCTGCTTTGGGTGTGACAAAAGAAGCAGGTAAGATGGGTTTTCTTTTTGGTATGGGTAGTGAAGCACTTCGAGCGCCATTTGATCCTTTTAATACATATCAAGAATCTGTTACTAATATTGCAGGTAATACAGTTTTTGCAGGATTACTTGGTGGTGGTAGTAGAGGTATTGCTAATAAATTTAGTAACATTGTTTCTAAACATAAAAATTTAAAAGATCCAAGTCCAAAAACTGATGAAGTATTTGCTCAAGAAGATGCAATAAATAAAGCAAGTACAGATTCTAATTTGAAACAGCCATTAAGAAGTAGTTTACGAGAACTGCCAATAGATAGATATAATTTTATAAATAAATTTTTACCTTCTAGGCGAATACATTTTGGTAAGTATGATGGTGTTGAAGCACCTGAGATTGTAAAAGATTTAGATATGCAAATAGAATACAATGGTAGTGTATCTATGCAAGGTAAACCTATGCAATCTATTGATATGATGCAACAAAGATATAAAGGTAAAGGACTTCATGTAGAAGCATATCTTGATAACTTATATATGGAAGAAATGTATAAAACCAAAGGAACTGGTAAAGTTGCAGGTATAGACTATGTTACACCTACACAATTTATACAAAAAAGATTAGGAAATAAATTAGAAACTAAATATTTTAATGATGCCACACAAGATTATTTAAAGGCTATGCCATCTAAGGCAGAATTTAAAGAAGAAATAATTAGATTACAGATACTTAATGGTAATCCTGCTTGGAATAAAGCTTACTTTGCAAGTATTCCAGAATATAAACGTAAAGGTATGGAACGTATTGCACAGTTTTATAGAGAGTTTGATATTTTAGCACAAGATCAGGGTGTATTTCATTCTAAAGAAGGTACAAAAAAAGCTCTTATAAAGTTAGATGCAAGAATTAAAGAATTAGATCAGAAAATAAAAACGGAAAAAGATAAGGCGGCAAAAGAAATATTTAGATTAAGTAGAGCAAATCTACTTAAACAACAAAAATTTTATGAAGTAGATTATGCTCCAACAAGAGCCAACTATAAATGGGCAATCTATTATGATAAACAAATGCTTTTAGATAATCCTGATAAACAAAATGAACTAGCAGATATATTTGCTAATCATTTTTTAGAAGAAGGATTTGTAACAAAATTTGTAGCAGGTGACACCCCTGAAAGAATACCAGTAACAACTTTGTCACAAGCACAAAGAGTAGGTAGAGAGTTTGTTGATACAATTCTTGAAAAAGGTGATGATCCTTATGGCTACAGTACACCTATGGGTGTTGGTAAAGCTAAACATATAATGATGAGAGCTACAAATATACCTGAATGGAAAGTTATTGATTTTATTATAAAAGATCCTGCTATTATGTCGCAATATGCAAAGATGATGGGATTTAGAATAGAATATGCAAGAAAGTTTGGTGATGATTCCATAGATTATTTATTAGATATGGTTGAAGCAGAAATGCAATCATCAAAAAAATACACACAAAAAGCTATTGCAGAAATAAAATCTGATTTGTTAGCAGGATATGAAAAAGTTGCAGGACAAATAAGTAGAGATCCATCAAGATTTGATAATAAGTTTGCTAGAATATCAAGAATGATAGGAGGTATGACTTATCTTACTGGTGCAGGAGTAACTGCCGCTACTGAGACTATTGCTATGCCAATTATGGAGCATGGATTAGGAAATGTTTTAAGAAGTGTGTTTAGGTCAGTTGATGGTAACTTTGATAGAATAAAAGCTAATGCAAAAGATTTACAGCATTCTAGTGAGGGTTTGGAGTTATCACAAAGAGCAGCAATAGATAGAATATTAGGTGACTTAGTAAGACCAGTTAAAGTTGGTAAAATAGAAAAAACTGCTGGTGCTTTTGAAGATTTGTTTTACAAGTTTAATGGCTTGTCACTTATTACTGCTGTAGGTAAATTTGTAGATTCAGCAATAAGAATACCTAAGTTTTATAAGCAAATAAAAAATTATGATTCTTTAGATGAATTTGATATTGAAGATTTAAATAGGTATGGAATAGATAGAGCAACAGCTAAAAGATTAGCTGATAATGGTGCTTGGCAGTTTACTGATTCTGAAATGCCTTTGCTTAATATACAAGGTTGGTCAGATAAAACAAAAGCCGATAGAAATCTGAAAGCTATAATGCAAACTTATCTTGCAAATGGTGCAAGAAATACAATAATTCATGCCACTGCTTTTGATAGACCTAATATTGCTGATGGTTTTGTTTTTAAAAAATGGAAACCTTATATGAGAAAAATGGGAATAGAGCCAGACCCAAGAGCATCTGTTGGCAAACAAGCTGATGGTTCATATAGATATCCGATTGCTCGTATAGAATCAGGAGTTATGGGTTTTCCATTTCAATTTTATAATTTCTCTTTTGCGGCAAACCAAAGAATATTAAGACCTATGTTTGACCCACAAAAAAAGTTTAGATTACAAGGTGCAATAGCACTTTTAGGCATGGCTTATATAATTTTAGCTATGAGAAAACCTGATTGGTGGTTTGAAAATAAAGATTATCCTGAACTTATGATGCAGATAACTGAACGATCAGGTATTTTAGGTTTATATTCTGAGTTAGCATATAGAGGTATTGAAGCGGCAGGTGCATTTGGTTTATATAATCCTGATGATAGTTGGTTGAAAGGTAGATATAATGCTACTGGTTGGGATTCTGCTTTTGGTTTATTAGGTGCTACGCCAAATATGTACAGAAAATGGGTAATGGGTGCTTATGATCTTATAAATGATAATACAGAAGAAGGATTAAAAACTATATCTTATAATTTTCCATTATTAGGTATAATAGGATTAGATGATGATTTACGAGCATTAGGCTCAGGTAGAAATAGATAGACATTTATAACAAAAACTAGTAAAGGTAAGATATGGCTATAGTTTTAAGTGCAAATACACCACGAATAAGTTACACTGTTAATCAGGGTGACTCTCGTACAACTTTTCCTACTGACTTTGTATTTTTTGAAACATCAGATGTAAATGTTTTTGTTGATGGAGTCGCAAGAACATTAGATCCTTCAACATCAAGCTCAACAAAGTTTACTCTCAGTGGTGGCAATGGTTCTACTGGAACTGTAACAACACCTGTCACTGGTGCAACTGGTGGCAGTACTGTTGTCATCACTAGAGATGTTGAACTTAAACGTACTACTGACTTTCCAAGTTCAGGTGCTTTTGAGATATCTAAATTGAATACAGAGTTAGATACTATTATTACTATGATATCTGACTCACAAGATGAAAACTCAAGAGCAGTAAGATTACTTGATAATGATGATTCTGTTTCTCTTACATTGCCTCTTAAAGCAGATAGAGCAGGTACTGTCTTAGGATTTAATGCTACCACTGGTGCGGCTGAAGCAGGTCCAACAATAGCAAATGTAAATAGCTTATCTGCTATAACTGGAAATATTAATACATTAGGTGGTATATCTGCTGATATTACTACAGTTGCACATTTAGAAGATGGTACTACAGCTACTAGTGCAGTAAGTGGTGTTGCAAGTATTTCTACACAAGTGCAAGGAGTAAATGCAATTAGCACAGAAGTACAACAAGCATTTACAGATAGAGTAGCAATACAAAATGCTAGTACAAATGCAACCAAAGCACAAAACTATGCAATTAAAACAGATGGTGCTGTAGAGTCTAGTAATTATTCATCAAAGGCTTGGGCGATTGGTGGTACTGGTGTAACTGATACAGCAGGATCAGGAAGTGCAAAAGAATGGGCAACAGATACTACTAATACTTGTGATGGCACAGAGTATTCTGCAAAAGAATATGCTATTGGTACACAATCAGCACAAACAAACGGATCTGCAAAACAATGGGCATTAGGTGGTGGTAGTGGATTTGATAGTAATACTGCTGTAAGTGGTGGTAATTATTCTGCAAAGTATTGGGCATTACAAGCACAAGCTTCAAAAACTGAATTTTCAAATATTTATCATGGTAATGCTACAAGCGATCCTTCTGCTGATCCTGATGGTTCAGCATTAGAAGCAGGTGATTTGTATTTTAATAGCACTAGTAATGTACTTCGTGTTTATAATGGGTCAAGTTGGCAAGATGCCGCAGTTGATACAACATCATTTGCAGGTCAAGGCTTTGCAGTAGCAATGGCTATAGCTTTATAGGAGTACAATATGGCACAAAATTTTAGACAATATAAAATGAGAGAGATAGGAACTTCTGCTACCGATATACCTGATGGCAGTGACTTTGATAGCTTTGATTGTATCATATCAATAAGAATGACAAACATTACAACAAATGCAATCGCAGTAGATGCTTCTATACAAAACAATAGTAACAATTTTTATTTGATAAAAGGTGTAACAATCCCAGCACATAGTAGTTTAGAACTAATTGATGGTGGTTCTAAGATTGTTGTTGTGAGTGGTGATAGATTATTTTTTCAATCAGATACAACATCATCTTTAGATGTGATTGTAAGTGCAGTAGATGCGATAAGTACATAGGTGACATATGGGATATGTAGGTAATGAACCATCAGTAAATTTTACTAGCTTTGCAAAGCAAGATATTACTGGAGATGGTGGTGGTAATTATACTCTTACTCATGCAGTAGCTAATGCAAATGAGATCGCAGTTTATGTAAATAATGTAAGACAAGAACCTACTGATGCTTATTCAGTAAATGGCACTGCTTTAAGTATGACTGGTAATGTGGCTAGTTCAGATAATTTTTATGTAATATATTTAGGTAAGGCACTACAAACTACTGTTCCACCAGATAGTTCTGTAAGTACAGCAAAGATAGCTGATAGTGCAGTAACCAATGCAAAGATATCCAATAGCACAATAGACCTTACATCTAAAGTTACTGGTGTATTGCCAGTAGCAAATGGTGGTAATGGATTTTCTACTAGACCTTTATTTAGAGTCAAGCAAACATCTGACCAAACAATCGCCCATGCAACTGCAACAACATTTCAGTTTGATAATAAAACTGCTTCAGGAGCATTTGATATTGGTAATTATTTTAATACA